CATGCCGAGTTGTGCACTGCTGGCCTTAGCAGTTGGGTCCTTGATCTGTGGCTGGTCCCCCGTAGCCACAGCACCAGGGAATGCAGCAGTCACCTTGTCGATGATCTCCTGTACTTCTGGCTTCGGTTCCTTCAAGAGTTGGTTCATGCCGTCGTTGATCTTCTTGAATGCGTCACGCAACTTGGGCATGACAGCCTCGGTCAATGCGTTGAGGTCAACGCCAGCCTCCATGGCCACGGCCTCCGGATCGAGTGCAGCCTTAGCGCAAGCCTCACGGAACTTGGTGAGCAGTTCGGCAGGCTTGCTCTGGTTCATGCGCTCCACCTTCTCCATCTCCTGTCGGCTGGGACGGGGCGCTGCCTTCGACTGGTACTTCCAGTTGCTCAAGCACCTACCGATTGCCGAGGTCTCGGCGTTCTCGACAAACGATGTGCGGTTCACGGGCGAGGCATCGCGTACTTCCTCGGCATAGCCGGTGGCTACGGGCCGGGGATCGTTGATGTCCTTGTAGCACTCTGCCTTGAACACGACCCGGTTCTCGTCGTAGTGGAAGATCTGCGTGAAGATCTGGCCGTTCGGGTTCTCCTCCCAGAACTTGGCCAGTCGTGCTTCGACGGTCTCGTAGTTGTCCAGATTGAATCTCATCACTTCTCCTTGGTGACTGTGAACGTGCGGTATTGAGATTGCTTCTTGTATTTCTGGGCCAGTGTCGGATGGTCTGCCTCCAACTTCTTGGTGTCGATGGAGTTCCGACTGGCTGACTTCCATTTGCAGACTACCTCGCCATTGACGGTTGCCAACTCGGCGTCGCCCATGAACTTGCAGATCTTGGCCTTGGTGCTATCCATTGCATCGGTCAGGTCCTCGACCGCTGCCTTCATTGTTGCGTACTGGTGCAGCAACTCTGCGTGCTCTTCGTCCAGTTCGATCTTCGTACCGGACTCGGACTCGGGGTGCACGTTCTGCACAGTGTCGTAGTCGAACGCTGCGCCATCTGGCACCATGCCCATGTCGATCTGTGCGAGGAAGTTCCGGCACGCCTGGATGTGTGCGCCCTTCTCATCGCTGGTGACGACCTGCGTATGGAAGAAGATCTGCAACGACGAGTCCATGATGACCCATGTGATCTCACTGACGTTGGCACAGATGGCTTGCTGGACACCCTGCCAATACCAATGGCGGGGCAGCACGCCCGTCCACCTGCGTCGGCTGGTCTTGATCTCGTGGACCCGTCCTTCTATATCCTCCGCGTCGAGGGTGGCGATCAGACGCACCCCGTCGTCGTTGTAGGTGTACATAACCTCAGGCTCAAAGAGTGGGGTGCCCTTGATGGATGCTGCCCACTCCCTGACCCCGGACTCCAGGCTGTTGCCACGCAGCATGGCATCGTTCATCTCCTTGGGCTGGGGTGGCTGGTCGGCCAGCAGTTCCAAGGCGAGCGCACCCGCAGAGGTATAGGGGTGTTCGTTGTGGACGGCGGCAGCCACGGAGGCTGAGATCCGCGCCCGTCCTTGTTCATCACGCCAGCGCACGGCCAGCCACTGGGGGCTGCCATGGGTCGGCTTCGGTATCTTGTTGTGTCTGTCCATTGGTTTCTCCTTACCGTTGGGACTGTAGTTGTGGGGTGTACCTAGGTTAGGTATTGCACCCGGGTGATCATCTTATCCAGGATGTGCGTGACGCACCCGATGGTCTTGAGATCCGGTAACTCGTCGGGGTCCCAGGTTGATGTGATGCTGTGATATCCAGCCAACATATCTGGGACAAGGTATCCGACGGTTCTGAATCTGGCCACCTTGGGTTCGTACTCATCCAGATCAATCCATCCGTTGGGGGAGTCAAACGCGTCCTCCCAATCGATCTGGATCAATCGCCATGGGCATTCAGTCGAGGAAACAGACATACTCGGAGGTTACCCTGCCCTTGTCCGGGTCCACAAAGTGCAGCCGTTGCGAGGGTTTCCCCACCGCAGCAACGAACGTCTTTGCGTACTGGTTATCTGACTCGGGTGAGCCGGTGACCCAGATCCTACCCCCGTTCGCCATGGTCAGGTTCATGGGGGTGTGGAAGTGTCCGAGGATGCAGTCCTGGAAATCCAGGAACGTAGCCCAAGAGTTGATCTTGCGCAGGATCGAATACGCAGGTGTCTGTCCACCGAATGATGGGATCTCGTCGCCGTGAATAACAAGGAGTCGGTAGTTGCCGATGGCCACCAACTGGTGCCAGTCGTCCGAGTGCTGCCATGTCACGTTCTTGAGTCCGACCAATCGGTCCTGTGCAATGCGGTACGCCATGCGGTCAACGTTGTCGCCAGCCGGCATGTCGCCCTTGCGTCCGATGCGCCCATGGTTGCCGTACTCACAGACAACATGGACACGGTGGAACTCTCCGGCCAACCGCAGGACAACTGCCTCGATCAGGTTCGACACGGAGAACAACTGTTCGTACACGTGCGCGCCGATCTCGTATTGCTGGCCCGGGAAGATCCCGAGTCCCTCGACCATGTCCCCACCTAGCACAAGCACACAATCATTGACTGGGTGATGCGCCCGCTGGATGTTGGTGAGGTGGCTGACCTTGTCCATCATCTGCGCCATGCGCGACCGGAGGACATCGATGTTGTACGACACCGAGATCTTGCCGGCCTGCCAGTCGGTCAAGTGGATGAGTGCAACCTCAGCCTTCTTGCTCTTCTTGTCCGACGGTGCCTTCGGTGGGATGACGGAGGTGAGCCGAGGCTGAGCCATCGCAGCATCCTTGGCTGCCTGGTATACGGCCTCGACAAGATCGGCGCTCTTCTTCTTTGCCCTGGCCTCGGCACGTTGTGCGTTGGCCAGAGCGCGACGAAGTTCCGCGATCTCCTCTTCGATGGAGAACTCCCCTTCGATGGTCATACTTCTTCACCGTTGCGCACGCGCTCACGCATGTCCGCGATGTTCCATCTGTTGACCTTGTGGCCACGCTTGGCGAGGACACGGGCGATGGCTGACGTACTGAAGGTGTCTGCCTTGAGAGCAGAGATCAGTTCTTTGTATTCCTTTTGGTCCATGGTCTTTTTGAGAATGTCCGTTTTCTTGGACCGTCTGCCGGGACCACGCTCTTCGCTTTCAAATTCCTTCATCAGTGACACGTAATTTCTCCCTTATCATTTGGACGCAACCGATGTATCCGGCAGCGTCGGTCGGATTGTCTGGTATCCATTGCTGTGACTCCATCTCATGCACCCAGCGTGAGAGTTTCACGCAGAGCATGAAAAGTGCCCCTTCAACTGCCGTCAGGTCATGACCTGTCAGCGCTTTGAAGATCTGTGTTGTGCGCGCATAGTCGTCCGCAGGATGCGAGTACGACTTGTGCCTGTCTCCAGTGATGAGGCGGTGTGCCTCAAGCAGGACATCAGCGCCTTTGGTGTTCTCCATGTTTCCCCTTGATCAATGAGTCTATCTTCTGGATGAGCGCCCACAACTCATCCTGTTGGCTAACCCCAGGATATACCTTGGTCAGGTAGCCGTGGATTCTCCGCAGTTCACTTCTGGTCAACCCTTCCATTGTCAAGCCTCTCCTGTGCCTTGTGATGTTCTAGGTGTTCGTTGAGCCGGTCATCGATCTTCTCGACGGACCGCTCGATCTTGCGCTGGGAGATGTGGACAATACGGATCATGTCCATTACCAACCCATGTTCTCTTGAGTCTTGTTTGCGTGCAACTCCGATTACTGCGACGATGATACCGCCGACCGCCGTGACAACGGCAGCGAGGATCATCGCCCAGTTGGAGTCCACTACGCCTCAGTCGGCTTGTTCTTCAGCCACTCGCGGACTGCATCGGGGGTGTCATCTCCGGCTACATAGCGCAGATGCCACGGCTCGCTCTGGACTTCCCACGAGAAACCAAAACGCTGTGCGTTGGCAAGCAACCACTCCAAGCGTTTGCCACTGGCATTCGCAATATCGATGGCAATCCCGAGGTTATGGTTCGACGTACCCGGGACAGCCATCGGGGCCAGTCCCTTCTTCAGGTACCACGCCTTGCCCTTGTAGATGCGGGGCGTTTGCTTCATGATCTTCTTGTTGGGCTTGTCCGTGTACCGCTGGTAGAAGCCGTATTCCTGAGTCTCAAGGGACCGGTACGTGTCAGCCTGCGAGGTGGGTGACAGGTCGATGCCGTCTGCATTGGCGGCTGCGTCCATTGCCTCGTACGCGTCTGCTGCACACTGGTGCAACTTTCCCTTGCCCTCGATACCACGCAGCAACTCAGGCCCGAGTTCGCCGGGCTTGCAGTCCTTGAGGTGCGAGCAGAGTTTGACCTTGACTACCGGGTACTTGTCAGGCATGGCTTACTTCTTGAACGCTTCTGCGATCTCTTCCTTCGTCAACTCGCCATCCGTCGACGCGGCAGCAAGTTTCTGGAGGACGCCAGCAACGGCCATGAAGCCAGCGATCAACGCCGACTTGACCACGGACACGCCAATCACAGCGCCGCCAGTGATGGCGGGCAGGGCGGTGGCCACAAACAGTGAGAACAGACGCTGCCCAAGATCCAGGGTGAGCGCGACGGCCTTGTTTGCTGCTTTCATGAATGTCATTAGTCCTTCTCCCCTGTCGTAGCGGTAAGTACAGAGTGTAACACCAGGGCCACACCAGTCAGCCACAGCGCCTGATTGAGGGTCGGGCCGGACAATGTAATGAGGACAAGCCCTACCCCGGCGAGCGTCCATGTCTGTTCTTTGATGTAGTTCCACATGGTGGCGCCAGACTACTTCACTGACCTGCGATTGGAGACCGGGACTGGAGCCGGAAGCACAAAGAGGACAGCCGTGGCGGCAACGACGACGCGCCGCTCGGCCACGGAGATCTTCGATCCCTCGGGAACGTAGTCCTCGTACCCGCCCGAATAGATGTCGACTTTGGACTCAAAGTTTTTCTTCTGCTCTGGGGTTGCATCTGCCGGTGGCGCGGGTATCGTTTCCTCCACCGGTGACGCGGAGGTTGCCGCCTCTTCAACAACAACCATAACCGTGGGGGCTGGAGGGGCGGCAACAGTAACCTGTGACGGTGCACTGGTTTCTACGACTGTGGTTGGCAACGGGGGCTGCGTTGTCGTTGTTGTTCGCAGCGGTGGGGGCAGCGTTGTGGTGGTTGTTTCGGGCGGAAGAGTCGTCGTTGTCTCCGGCACCGTCGTCGTCGTTGTCGTCTCTTGCTCGGTCGTTGTTGGCGCGGGAGGCGGAGGTGGCGGGGGAGGCGGTGGAGCCTGAGTCGTAGAGGTAGTCGTAGTTGACGGCAGGGTTGTAGTAGCCCTTTCTTCCACCGTTGTAGTCGTAGTCGTCTCGGGAACCGTAGTCGTGGACGAGGTAGTGGTAGTAGATGGCGGGGTCAATGGTTCCCGTGTGAACGCTTGATCCGGCACGATCTCCCAGTAGCCGTCGTCTATACGCCAAGCAAGCATGTAGCAGGTTCCGCCACCCCATTCGTAGAACCATCCATCGAGCGGCAACGAACCACTCTCGGGGGTGAACGTGACTATCTCGCTCCATGAGCATCCTTTCAAATCCCATGTTCCAAACTCAACATCACCGATCTGGATGGTGCCACCGTCATCGGCAGCGACCATCATCTGTACTTGTTGGTTTTCCGGGAAGTTGATGAAGCCCGAGTAATGGACCATGAAGAAGTCACTCGGGCAATCCTGGAACGGCTCGCCGTCAAAGTTGCGGTTGATGTTGTTCTCAACCTCTGACCCGCATGACTCGTATAGATCGTCTACGCGCTGCGGTTCCTCGGTGTCCGGGATGACGTACCCGACTGCGTTGAGTCCCTCTACGGGTTCGGCAGATGCTGGTGCAAGCCAGGCAATCGTTGCCGCTGGGGCAAAGATTATCCAGCGAAGACTACGCCTCCGGCGGCGGCGGCGTTGGGGTGACGAACTCATCTAGTTCGGCATCGTAGATCATGCCGATGCCAGCGTACTTCCCCCGAAAGTTGTTGTTGTACGAGGTCTGCTTCCACGTCCCAGTCAAACCAAGCGACGCGATGAACGCCTGACCGACTGCCTCTGATGCAGGGAACTCCAGATCGCCACAATCGCTGTTAGCGACGACGATTACTTGGGAAACCGTGTTGTTGTCATTGAGTTGTGCGAAGTGTGCCATAACGTTTCCTTATCCTAGACCTTCCATCTGATATAAGCGATTCCCGAGCCACCCGAACCACCACTACCACCCGATGCGCCTCCGTCGTAGGAACCGCCACCGCCACCGCTGCCAGTGTTTGCAGAAGCAGATGTTGCGTTGATCGTCCCCGATGAAGAACCTCCAGTACCACCAATGGATGAACCACCTGCGCCACCAGTTCCACCACCAGCGGATGAGTAACGTGCTCCGCCTCCGCCACCGCCACCCTTGAAGAGTGCGGAACCGCCAATAAATGCTGAAACGTCATAACCAGCACCACCAGCACCACCGTTGCCGCTACTGAAGTTTCCACCCGATGCCCCTGCACCGCCACCACCGCCAGCAGCACCGCTCGTAGTGCCAGCACCATTACCGCCAGAGTTGCCTTGATTCGGTGTTCCAGAGCGACCAGACGAACCCGAAGCAGATGCTCCCATTCCTCCAGCACCAGAACCACCGATGTTCGGAGCGATTACATAGCCAGAACTAACATCAACAAATCCGCCCTGCCCGCCACCAACCGCGACCGCTATTCCACAAACTGTTGCGCTACCCATTCCAGGTCCACCTGAACCTGATGATGAGGCAGCACCACCAGCGCCAATGGTTATGGTTGTATTCGCATCAAGGTAGATTGTGCCATCATCAACACCACCAGCACCACCACCTGCCCCACCGCCGCTACTAGCACCAGAACCCGCTCCGCCACCTGCGACAACGAGAACATCAAATAAACCTGCTTTGGTGACGGTCAACGTACCCGTGCTCGTGAAGGTGAGATACTGGTAGTTCACACCACCGATTGTCACCGATGTTGGTGAGCCGATACCGCCAGTAGCAGTGCCATAACCGTTTACGTTCACGGTGTTCGTCGTTAGCGATGAAACGTAACCCATGTAAGAGCGCGTCATACCTTGAACCTCACATAGACAATGCCAGAACCACCGGAACCGCCAGTGCTCAAACCGCCACCCCCACCCGATGCGGTATTAGCAGAAGCGGATGTGCCCGATGTGGCACTTCCACCATTGCCGCCAACAGACGAGCCGCCGGAACCAGAACCGTTATTTCCTCCACCACCACCGCCGCCACACTTATAAAGTGCAGAGCCTCCAATGAATCCAGAAACATCTATTCCTGCGCCACCACTGGAGCCAGAGGCTGCTCCACCAGCACCGCCGCCACCACCGCCAACATTGCCGCTTTGATCCGCGCCGTTGTTTCCCTGTGCTCCTCCCAATGATCCACCAGCGGTAGTTCCAGTCTGCGAACCCCCACCGCCACCACCAGATGCTCCAGCCTGACCGCGGATGCTGTTGTCCGATGTGCGTCTTCCGCCAGTTCCGCCACCAAGTGCAGAAATGTTGGCAACGGTCGCGCTGGGTGATGTTCCCCCAATCGAACTGCTATTGCCAATGCTGCTACTCCCACCGCCAGCGCCGATGGTTACTGTTCTATTTGAATCCAAGTAAACACTTTGCAGAACCATTCCACCTGCGCCACCGGCACCAGCGGCTTTTTCGCCGTCTGAGTTACCGGCACCCCCGGCACCACCACCACCTGCTCCACACACCATGACATCAAACATTCCAGGCGTAGTAACCGTAAGCGTCCCGGTACTAGTAAAGGTCAGAAGCGTATAGTTGACACTGTTGACTGTGATTGACGACGACGAACCACCAGTGGCGACACCATCCGAATAACCAGCAACAACTGGCGACTGCGTAATGGTTGTTGAAACGTAACCAAGTTGACGCCTAGGTGTTGCCATTGATTAGACCTCGATTGCGTTCACGAAGCCGAACAACAGAATCACGTCGGCAGTCGCGGCAAAGGCCTTCACCACCTTCGAATTCTGCAAAGGAAGACCGGGAACGAGTGCGACAAGTCCAGCCTCAGGCTGGATCGTGACTTCAATGTTGCCGTCAGCGGCGGTAGCAGTGCCCCACTCAATGGTCAACTTGACCGCAGACGTGGACGTATTGCAGGCATAGAGCCACACCTCATCAAACGTGCCAACAGTCGTGCCAGCAACGGCAGTGTGGACGGTGACCGTAGCAGCAGTGCTGGTTCCTGTGACCTTGATGCCAAGCCCGTCTGTTGAGCCTGAGAGTTTCTTCTTGGTGAACGTTGCCATGATGCTCCTAACTGAACACTTGGATCTGGATGATGTCGACGGACGGCGGGATTGCAGCCCACTTCAACCCTGTAGTCTGCGCTGAGTCGGCGGTCAGAACGTAGTTGTTTGTTCCGACTCCAAGACGCGCAACGTCAGTGCCATCAAAAGATACAAGGTCTCCCTTGGTGGTCCAACGAGACGCAAGGAAGTTTGCTTCGTCGGCATCGTCAGCCGAGTACACCGGATAGATGACGGCACCAGCAGCGTGGGTCTTCGCTGTCGTGTCGTCCTGTGCGCGCGTGAGGGTGAGGGTCGATCCGCTGATCGTCGCGGTGCACTTTTCTTCCTGCGACGTGTTGGGGTCGATGACAACATAGAAGGGGACGCTGGCAGTCGAGGGCCAGCCCGTGGTCGCAGCAATAGTCACCGACGTGTCGCCCGTTCCGAGCGACCCGCTGATCGTAGTCTGTGCTGCTGCACCCTTATATTGTCGGCGTGTAACTGCGGCCATACCTTCCTTACCTTACACTGCGCATGATCACAATAGCAGTCCCCTCCCAGTCCCAGCGGTTATGGCTGGCCGAGTCGTCCAGTACCTGCCACTGCACGTCCTCGACAATGACAGAGAACGTGGTCTGGTTTTCCTGGTAGTTCACAACGCGGGGATTTTCCACTAGGTCGCGGAGGTTGTTCATCTCCGTGTCTACGTCCTGGTAGTACTCCTTGCCACGAACATTCAGGCGGTGGTGCATAATCAGCGGGACGCTGAAAATCTGGCTGCGTAATGGGGCAGCGTAAGCGCGGGCCATAAACCTGGTAATCGTTGGCCCAAGGGCATTGTTGGTGCTGGAGCGGCTTAGGGTCAGTTTGAACTCAGCCTCAAAGATCTTGGCCTCAAGGCCATCGATTGTCTTGTCCTTGGTGTCCTGGGTATCAATTGTCGGGAAGGTGTAGTAGGCCCCATTATCTGAAGCAACTGCAACGGCGATGGTGCCTTTGAGCGGCTGAAACCTGAGGTCAATCTTGGGTACGAACTTGGCATCGCCAATACCCCAGCGGTAGATGCCGGTCTCCATGTAGCCAGAAGACACCTTGTTGGTGGCGTGGGGGATGTACACGCCCTGCCCAGAGACGGTGAACATTGGCTTGTTGTTGAACTCGTGGATGGCCTGGACTGTGCCCTGTGCGGTGGCCATTAGGTCGGAGGCGTAGGCAGGCTGGTTGACGGACACGAACACCGAGATGTCCATGCGGCCAATGCCGGTGCTGGTGCCATCGAAGTTGGTCCAGGCAAAGTAGACGTACTTGCCGATACCAGCGAATGCGTTGATGGCTGCCCCAGTCTCGACAAGTGGACCGATGACCAGGTTGCCATCCCCGTCCGTGGAGCAGAACCGGAAGCCAGTGGTGGTGCCAATCAGGATGTAGCCGAGGTAGCCGTAGATCTCCTGAACAATCTCACCTTGCGGCAGTTCACCGGCAACGGTAGGGATATCAAGCGCGGTGCCGTCTGCCTTAATTGCGGTCTTGTAGACGAGGCTGATGTTGCCTGCGTACCCTGCCGCGTAGATGTGGTTCTGCCCTGCGGCGAATCCGATCCAGTTGAAGTTGGTGTTCGGGTGGGTGTACAGGGCGCCAGGGTTGTTTGCACTGCTGCCAGCAGGGGTAGTGATGTTCCAAATCTTGTGCTTGTCGGTTCCCTGGCCAGTTGCCATGAGACGGCCCTTGACGTACGCCAACTTGCCAGCCTCAATGCCGGTGATGTAAGCAGATGACGTGCCAATCCCGGCGTTGGTCTGATCAATATCTCCGTTGGCATACGAATAAAACACGTTGTATCCATCAGAAGCAATGCTGTACAGGTTGGACGCAGCAGTTCCGGTGACCGTGGTAACGGTGCTGAAGTCAGTCGTATATTTGACGTTCTGACCGTCCGTGCCATACAACCTGTCGCTTGCTGTTGCTGCATACAAGTTGGTGCCGCTGGTGCTGTAGATCTTGGTGGTATCGGACAGCAATGACAGTTCGCCCTTGGTCCACGGGTCAATTCCCTTGGATGACTTGAAGCGGTACGGCTCGGCATCAGCCGTGTCTGCGTACTCCTGGCCAGCACCGTAGTGCCACGATGACTGGCTGCGTCGCCACAGTCCCTGCGGGTTGATTGCTGATTCGCCCGGCTCTGCCGACTGGTCAACCGAGTCACGGACGCGTGCGTCGTACTGGCGCGTAAACTGGTTTGAAGCCGTATCTACAAAATAGGCACGACCATTGATGGCGACTGGGAAAAGATCGGGTACCAAGTTCGTTGCTCCGGTTCCAGTGTAGAAGGCCGCTGCTGGAGAGAACGGCGATGTGAACGTCGTCAGGTCAGCCATGGGCTATTTCCTGAACGTGATCGGATACTGCACTTTCAGGCGCGCTGATTCGGCAATGATACGGTCCCGTCGCAAGCGCACCAGATTGGTGTACGAGTCCCGCGTAGATCCAGGTGGCACCTCGTCAGAACGGCGAGTGTCTCCCTGCGACTCAATGAAGTTGCGCTTGATTTCACGCGCATGCATCATGCGGAGCACAACGCCAATTTCAACGATGTCATCGCACGTGGCGGGGAGGAAACAGTTGGTCGTCAAATCGGAGGACTCGGACGATGCCCGGGTAAAGGGAGCCTTATATCTGACACGCAAGGTGCCAGCCATGACGGGGTCATCAAGCACAAGCGTGTTGCCGGAAGGGAAGTCAGCGGTGGGAAGGCCGGTCTGAATCCTCACTCCATGGATAATCGGGTGCTCGTCGGCAAGGTAGCGTAAACGCACGTCAATCAAGTTAAGGATTGTTCCTGAACCAGTGATGTCAATTTGGCGATCAGACCCGTTGTATGAGAGATCAACAGAAACCACCCGGTACATGCCATTCAGGCTTGAGGACAAATCATCAATCTCGCTGTTCAGCATGTCCAGCATCTGCGCCCGAGGGAAGCGCGGATTAACAATTACGGCGGCACCGCCGGTGTGTGCGGCTGGCGTGGTGCCTGCGTATCCGCGCTCAACTGTCAGCGTTTTTGTTGCCGAGTTTGCTTCCCAGATGTAGAAGAGTTCTGAGTCAATCTCAAATACAGCGCCAGCACGAAGGCTGCCGATATCGTAAGTAGTAACCACAGACGTGGCACTACTGTTGATGGTCGACGCCAACTTGTTCCGCTCTTCAACGGTCCCCGATAACATTTGGCGCGACGCCCGGTTGAGGATCGTCGCGGCGGTGGTCATTTAATAGACGTAGCCCCCGTAGCCAGGGAAACTTCCTGCCTGGGCACGGGCGGCCTTGTTTGCCTTTCGTGACTTGGTGGTTGCTTTGGGTGCGGAAGCGTACTCCTTTGCAGGAGCGCCCTTCACTTTCTTTTTCTTGGGCTTAGGAGTGGGCACTACTTCTTCTTCCCCTTCTTCATGCCGCCCTTTTTGGAACCGTATTCCATCATGCGCTCTTTGGCGCCTTCGCCCATTTCGTGCTTACGGTTCTTCTTGCTCATCTTGCCTTTGGCCATTACTTCTTCTTCTTTCCTTTGCCAGACTTCATGGCCTTGCCAGTCTTCTTGGCTTCAGCCTTTGCCATCGCCATACCCTTTGCGGTGTACGGAAACTCTTTCTTTCCTACCTTTGGCATTTCTGCTCCTTGTGTCGGTTTACCACTTTACCTTATCAGCCCAATATGCAGCCGACATCTTGCCCTTGGCGATGTTTTTGGCGTGACGGGCCTTGAAGGATTCGCGACGCTTGCGATACGCCTCTGACTCACCCTTCTTCTTCGGCGAGCCGGATACGCCCTGCTGACCAAAGCGGATCAACTTAACCTTGTTGCCCTCCTTGGCGAGGACGGCATGGGACTTACTCGCGTTGGGCGTGCGCTTCGGCTTGTTGTAACCGGCAAACTTCTCGCCCCTGTATTCGATGGTCATCGGTACCTCTTTGTTTTCTCCGCGACCTTCTTGGGCTGCTTGACAAACTGCTTGCCAGCCTTGTTGCCCTTGGCCTTGGCCTTGTTGGTTGCGGCTTTCTCTGCCGGTGACAGTGCGTCCCATGCCTTGTCTGGCAGGTAACGCTTCTTGCCTTTGGACGGCTTGCCGTCAGACGTGCGCCACTTCTGCGCCGTCCAGTCTTTCAACGACTTCTGAGATTTAGACAATGCCATTACTTGTAACCGCCGCCAGCCTTCTTGTACTCAGAAGCAAGCAACTGTGCTTTGCGTGCCGACCACTCTCCGGGATCGCCACCCTTCGACCCGGCCTTGATCTTGTTGAAAAGGCGTTTGCGCATCTCCGGCTTGGTGTAGTTGCCAGCCTCATTAACGCGCGACTTTGCTTTCTTTTTAGCAGCCATTAGTCAACTGTTGCCTCCCAACGGGCCGACCCGTTGATTTGTTCTGGCTGACCCCCGGACTTGCGAATGCGCTTGTACGCATCAAGGTCCCTGTCCAGCACTTTTTCTTTTGCATTCATATCCTGGACCGCCCCACGTGTAGGCATTGCGGAACCCGAGATTCTGATGTGGGAAATGCGGCAAGCAAAACAGCCTTCAACGTCAAGGGTTGGGTGCTTCTCTCTGTGCTTCATAATCCCCTATCAGGTTATGTACGCGCCGTAGCCCGCAGCAACCAAATCGTCCTTTTCGTCCTGTGTCACAGGATTGTTATGGCCACCATAGTAGATGATGTCAACAGAACTCATGTCTCGCTGTTCGTTCTCGGTGAACGACCCGTCGATCAATTTGTAGACATTGCGTCCGCGTGCTCCCGGTGCATAGAAACGAAACAGTCTGTTGGCAAGGCCAAATCCGCCGTAGTCTGCCCAGCGAACAAGATTGTCGGTGGGTGGGCGGAAGAACATGACTTTGTTCTGCGTATTAGTTGCGCTTCCCGTACCAGACCCGGTGGCCGTCCTAATGCGAGTCCTTGCCCCAACGCAGGTCTGGGTTCCAGTGCCGCTGCCCGTCGCAGTCCGGATTGCAACCATGATCTCCGACAACACGGATGTGCCGGCTCCGGATCCAGTTGCTGTGCGCACTTTGACTCTGATGAACGACGCAGTGCCAGAGCCGACACCTGCAGAAAGCAAACCAGCACGTCGGGCAATCCGCAGACCAGTCGCACTACTACCAGCGGTTGCTGCACCACTACCAGTGGCGGTGCGCGGAAGGATCTCTTTAGTTGCGGCGGTGGATGTGCCGGTGCCACTTCCAGTAGCGGTGCGCTTTACGATCCGCGATTGGGTGTTGCTGGCAGAACCAGTACCGCTGCCAGTGGCAGTGCGGACAAAAGTTTGAAGCCCCTGATAGAACGCTGGGCCACCAGCGAAGGGGAATTTGAAATCCAACAGGTAAGCCATCAGGCTACCTGGGGTCAGTCAAGGCTGAGAGTCAGCGAGGTGATCTGAAACGTGTCGCCAGCGGTGACTGCAGCCGAAGAAGAAAGTGCTCCGCTCCACAAGCAGTTGCCAGCGGTGCTGTTGTCCCACAGCGACCAGTGGCTGTAGGTCTCGGTGGTTGAAACGTTGGTCCACTCAAGAGTTCCGCTTGATGCGATGCTTCCGCT